GCATTACCTACAACTGGGTTCGCACGTCACTTCTTGGCGTTCCCGACATTGAAAACCTTCAAGATCGGCTGAATAACGGCTGGACGTTTGTCGCGCCTGCCATTCATCCTGAATTACCGCACACAGAAGCCACAAACGCGATTGATCGGATGGGCCTCGTTCTTATGCAGTGCCCGACAGTGGAAGTCGACAAGCGCCGGGAAGCTGAAGAAGCGGCATGGCTCGCTCAACAGCCACAAGACTGGCAAGATCACGTTGCTCGCACGAAACTGCGGAACGTCAAGGCTGTCGCGTAACGACCCCCAGCAACACAGGATTACATTGATGGACAGCACAATCCTCAAAATGCTCCTTCTCGAACTGGCAACTGAGATCGACGCCAACGGAACCGGCTCGGGCGCCGTTTTGCTGGATGCGATCTGCCAAATTGACGACCTAGAGCACCGCATTCGCCCCGCTGATCCAAGTTTATAACGCTCCAACACGGCTGAAATAGGACAAGGGCTGGCTTGTAAGGGCTGGCCCTAGTTCATTTGGAGGACTTGCTATGGCTGAAACTCTCAGTGCTCTCGTCCAGCGTCTCCAAGACAAAGACAACGCCAAACGGATCGAACACGACGCTCGTGGCCGTGCTGAGATCGAACGCGAACGGCGAATCGACAGAATTCTAGCGGAGTACCACACCAAATGGACCTCCCAACTTTAATCGTGACCGGTGTCGGCGCGCTCATCATTTGCGAGCTACTTTACCGGCTCAAGAACTCAATCGGATGGTAACATCATGTGCGATGGGATGGTAGATTTTGCAAGCGGCCTATGTCAAATTAGGATGGTATACGACAATGACTAAGGACCTCACCCCAGAAACGATACTCACGTTCGACCAACTGCATGAATGGGTCGGCAAACTCCCGTTTCATCAGATTGACGGCGCAATTGGCCCCGTTGACGTGGAAGGAACGTTCTACGATGAGTTCTGCGCCAAAGGGATCGCACGTCCTGACGACGTGAGGCAGATTGAATCAATCGTGTGTCGCGAGGCTCTGTTTAAGCTGAACCAGTATTTGGCCGACAAGCCATTTCGCGGCACGATTCAGTGGCGAGTGCGCCCTGAAATCAACGTCATCCCATTCGAGAACATTATCGAATTCCGTGACGATGGACCAGACAAATGCCCGTGGACTGGTCGTCGCTGCGTGATGGATAAGAACTGGGTCGCTGTCGGCGTTTACATGCGGCTGTCGATCTCCAAGGCGATCGCACATGCTGCATAAGCTCAAGTCCTCCGTGATCGACACGGCAACCTACGATCCCGCAAAGATGCTGCTCGTCCTGCATTTCAAGTCCGGCAAGGCATACAGCTACGACGGCGTACCTCAAAAGGTTGTCGACGGGTTGCTGAGTGCTGAATCGGCCGGCAAGTACCATCACGCTCATCTCAAGGGGAAGTATCAACAGCCAAAGGCGCTCAAGTAGATTGAAACCAGCGCGGAACTCGGGCATTATGTCCCATGAAGTTCCACTTATGCGAGGGTTTCATGTTCAAAATGTCTCTTTTTCCTGAATTCAGCAACTCAATGTCGTCTGGTAGCCTTGGTGTCGTCATGGACGAACTGGGGTTGACGCAAGAAGTTCTAGCTGAACGGCTGGACGTAGATCGCAAGACAGTCTGGCGCTGGATGAACGACGAAACGCCAATCCCTGGCAGCGTCGCACTGTTGATGAGCGTGGCGCACGAGGCTTTGAAGTTCTCCCATATGTGGGCAGGACACGGGCTAAGTGCCGACAGTATCCCGTCGAAGAGAGTTAGATAAATTCGCTGGCCGCGCTGGTCGGCAAACACAAGGGCACGCTGCCATGAATGCCAGAGATCAAAAGTTTGAATGCCTGAAGTTGGCCAGCGTTGGGGGCGCATCGTCAAGCAATGCTGTGGCTCGGGCGGCGGCGTATTTCGAATTCATTGACCCTGAGAACGTGAGTGCCTCTGTTGATGCGTTGCGGTTGGCAACCCGGAACGGTGCAGCAGATATCCCATGCGAAGATATTATTTCCGCAGCCGTTGCTTATCGCGACTTTTTGAAAGTCGACGACGAGGTCAAAGTTGATTGGATCAAGCAGTCAGTATCTTTTTATGGCAACGGGTCACTACGGACTGTAGTATTTAACGATGACCAATTTGGTAAGGCTTTGCTTGATGGCAAAACACGGGGTTTAACCCGACAAGAATCGGTAATTGAAGCCGCAAGATCCAAGGCAGAGCAGCTACTTACTCAGAAATTGCAGAGCTAAGCCCATGGCTGGTCCTCTCAAGAACGCCAAGCATGAGGCATTCGCTCGTGCTATTGCTCGCGGCGTGCCGTCGAATAAGGCTTACACGATTGCAGGTTATAACGAGCATCGGTCAAATGCAGCCGGATTAGCGAGAAAACAGCACATTCAAGCACGTGTGACTGAGCTTTTGACTAAAATTGACGAGATTGAAAACCGCGCGACCACGAAAGCCGTTGAAAAGCTTGCGATAACCAAGGAACGGATTTTAGCGGAGCTGGCTAAAATTGGCTTTGCGAACATGATGGATTACGTCACGATCGCCGATAACGGCGATGCCCACGTTGATCTGTCGAAGCTGGATCGTGACAAAGCGGCGTGCATCCAAGAGGTAACGACCGAAACATACATGGAAGGCGAGGGCGACGACGCTAAACCGGTCAAGCGCATCAAGTTCAAGTTGATGGATAAAAAGGGCGCGCTGGTCGACATGGGCAAGCACATCGGCATGTTCATCCAGAAGATTGAGCACGGTGGTCCCGGCGACTTCTCGGATATGTCCGAAGACGAGTTGTTGGATCTCGACGAGCAACTTGCTGGCGAAATCGAAGACGCTGTTGTGCACGACGGCAACGAAACGGTGAACTAACGTGTCGTCTCTCAAGGCTAAGCGCCGCGAGCTTTTATTAAAACGCATTGAGATCAAGAAAGAGTTGTTGCGCCGTAAGAACCGGGCAAAACAACAGGCTCCCGGTGGGCTTTACGAGTTCGTCAAATACTTCTGGCCAATCTTAGAGCCTAAGACGAAGTTCGTTGATGGGTGGGCGATTAGGGCGATTTGCGCTCACCTTGAAGCTGTCACTCGTGGAGACATAACGCGCCTTCTGATCAACGTTCCGCCGGGCTTCAGTAAATCGTTGATCTGTAACGTTTTTTTTCCTGCTTGGGAGTGGGGGCCGATGGGTCTCACTTCTATGCGGTACATCGCGTTTTCGTATGGCTCTCATCTGACGGAACGTGACAACGGCAAATTCAGAGACATCATCCAGTCGAAGAAGTTCCAAGAGCTTTGGGGCGACAAGTTCAAGACGACGGGCGTTGGTGTCGTCAAGGTGTCGAACGATAAAACTGGGTGGAAGTTTGCTTCATCCGTGGGCGGAGTAGGTACGGGCGAGCGCGCTGATCGCGTCCTATGTGACGACCCCCACAACCTTGCGGATGGGGAAAGCGACGTTATTCGCGTTAAGACTGTAAGATGGTTTGATGAGGCAATGTCGAACCGTCTAAACGACCTTCAAAAGTCTGCGATTATTGTTATTATGCAAAGAGTTAATGAGTGTTTATTGCCGGACTCTGGTATTCTGTCCGACATGTCAATCATTAGAGCAGATGAAATTCGGGCAGGTGATCCAGTTGTCACCAGCCAAGGAATTCAAAAGGTCGTTGCTGTCGCAAGCCGCGACTACGTAGGAGAGACAATAAGTATTCGAGCATCTGGTTATTGCGAGCCTTTGCGTGTCACGTCAAACCATCCTATTTTGACATCGGATGGATGGGTGGAGGCTGGAAAGTTAACGAGAAGCCATCAGCTTATAATTTCAGTTGATCAGCGTCAGACAACGACTGCTGAGTTGCAAGCTATATGGCCGAAGGAAGACGAGGATGTCCCTGCGACTTTCAGGGGGACAACAACAGGAACCCGAACTCATCTTTCGAAAGAGATTTTTCAGCCGCTTGTGGATGCTGGCCATAGCAGCCGCGAGATAGCCGAAATTGTTGGCTTGAAGTACCGCCAGCAGGTTGACCAATATTTGGTAGCATTTGGGATTGCCAAAAAGAAATGCCGGTCAATCGACGAGGCAATACTTGCTGATCCTAGGTTCTGGCGTTTCGTGGGTTACTGGTTGGCTGAGGGGTGCATCGGTGAAGGTCGAACACGCCTTAGTCGCATCGTGCTTACGTTTCACAAGGATGAACTTGATTATGTTCAAGACATCAGAGACTTGTTCGCAGACTATGGAATACCTGTTCATTTAAGTTTCAGTAAATTTAGCACAGCCAACGTTTTCATCACGTCATACCAAGTTGCGAAATTTTTGAACAATTTCGGGACGGGGGCGCTCAATAAGTGCTTGCCTGATTGGGCAGTTAGGCTGGACCCAGAATTTTTACGTGAGCTTGTTATAGGATACTGGCGCGGTGACGGGTCTACTATTGGTAACACAGCTCGTATTGGGTCTGTATCACTTGCTCTGCTCTCAAGCCTTCAGAGAGCTATGCTGCGCATGGGCATTGTTGCTGGCGTCTTAAAAGGGCAAACTGGCAAAGGTGGGATTTGCGTAATTGCAAGTGGCCCACAACAGGGGCGTGAGGTTAAATTATCAACGAACCAAGCCTATGAACTTAGGTTCGACTTCTGGTCTGCCCCTTGGTTGTGTGATGAGCCTGGTGTTCGTCCGCGATACAAGGCGAATAGATTGTCTGCTGATGGAAAACAGCTTTTTGTTCGCATATCTAACATCGAGAGATCAACATACGCAGGTAAGGTTTATGACCTTGAAACTCCGTGTCACGATTTTGTATGTGGCCTCATAACTGCCCATAACTGTGATGTGTCTGGCCACGTCATCGAAAACGAAGACGACTATGTACACCTTTTAATTCCGATGGAATTTGACGGCCGCGTTTGCCAAACGTGCCTCGGGCGAGACAAAAATGGTCGCAAGATCATTTGGGAAGATCCTCGAACAGAGATTGGCGAGCTGGCATGGCCTGAGCGCTACGGGGAGAACGTTCTACAGCGCTTCCGGCGCAACGCCTTCATGTGGGCTGGTCAGTATCAACAAACGCCTGAGCCTCGTGGTGGCGGGTTGTTTAAACGCGACTGGTGGCAGTATATCCATGTGCCGATCGGGGCTCCACCTCCGCCGATGGAGTATGTGGTTGCTTCGTTGGACTCTGCTTACACGAAGAACGAACGCAACGATCCTTCAGGCTTCACGGTGTGGGGCGCTTACGTTGATGAGCGGGACAACCCAAAGATCATGATGCTCGGCGCTTGGCGCAAGCATTTGGAGATCCACGGCGCCGATGTCGAGCGGGAGCCCGGCGAACACGAACTAGATTACAAAGCCCGCGCCAAGAAAGAGTGGGGCCTAGTTGAGTGGGTGGCGCATGAGTGCAAACGTCACCACGTCGATATGCTCCTGATCGAAGCGAAAGCCTCGGGGATCGACGTTGGCAACGAGATGCGTCGGCTGTACGCTAACGAAGGCTGGGGCGTTGAACTCATCGATCCAAAAGGCGGCGACAAGTACGCGCGTGCCGTTGCGCAGATCCACTTGTTCGCAGACGGTATGGTTGGGGTTCCGGTCAGCCACCGAAACCCGAAAGATCGGGAAAGTGAGTTGATTCCTCGTGATTGGGCACAGCTCGTCATTGACGAAACCGCGATGTTCCCGAATGGTCGCTTCAAGGATTTGACGGACTCGACGACGCAAGCGCTCAAGCACTTGCGTCAAGTCGGGTTTGCCATTCGCCGGGACGAAAGAGACCAAGTTCGCGCCATCCAAGCGCAGCACGGAACGACACGACTAGACCCGCTGTATGAAGTATGATTCGCAATCTGATTGATGGAGACAGTCGATGATTTCAAAGCTGATTGATGCAAAAGAAAAAATCATTCCAGTAGTCTGCGCTCGCCTTGCTCACAACTGCCATGAAGTTGATCTCAACGTTGATTATGTGAACGGAACTTTGACACTTGTCAAAAACTATAAGCGGGATGAAAAAAAAGAGCCTGAATCTACTCTTTTGGCGGCATCTCATGAGATTTTGGGGATGTCTGACGATGAAATCACGGCTCTCGTTGTTGGGCGGTTAAATTCTACCATGAAGATTGCGGCGTAACCGTAAGCCCATTACGGCACGACGAGGCTCGATCCACTTTATGAGGTTTAATGATGGATGTTGACCCACGTTTCATCAACGACAAGTCGAATTGGCGGCGGCGCACAAGCGAATTTCTAAGTGGCGAAGATAACGCGAAACTCAAGTCGCTGTTGTTCGCTGATCCATCGCCACCAGAAGTAAACGCTGAATTCGACGCTATCGTTCTTGAAGCTATTCCGACGCTGCCTGACTACACGTTCAAATGGTTGTTCACGCTGGTAAACGATCTACGGCTCGGCAGGCGCTCTTTGAACGAAGAAGAGTCGAAGCGTTGGCGGCAAGAACTTGATGCAGCGAAAGCGGAAAAGCCTGCACTCCGAGTTGTGACGGATTGATCGCATCTTGCGAGGTGTAGTGATGGACGCTGAAGATGTTGACACGCAGAAGTTAAATCTTGGTATGATTCGTGATATGTTGATGCCTGGGGTATTACAGTGGACGCACGAGACAAATAAAGAGGCTAAATTTGTAATTGATTGGGTTAATGGTCGCCTTGATCTTTTCAAAAATGGGCATGTTTTTCTGCTCGCAAAGAATGAAGAAATAGGGCCTAGCATTTCGAAAATAGCTAGCGAACGTCTTATGGCTGCATTGTCAGACGTGGCCGCAGCATGAGCAATGAACTTTTCGAGATCCCTGCTCCAATCGTCGAAAAGATCAAAGCCTCGACAGATCGTCCAGTTCAAGAGCAAGCCGTTATCCTAATCGAAGAGGCGCTAGCGATGCGGGCGGATGAGACGCCAGCGTGGCGGCGGGAGATCGTGCGGGATCGTTCGAAATACTCGGGGTGTTGAGATGAGCGGTCCTGACGTTGTGACGCGCGCTCTCAAAATTGCTCGGCAGCATATCGACATGGCGGCCGGTGACGTTGATCGTAATCCTTCAGATGCCGCGAAGCTCGCAGGCAACTACACGAAAGGGCATCTGGTCTGGAGAGGATTAGACATCACGCTCGAAAACCCCAAGGGGTCCGCGCGGTCTGGGGTTGATCCAAAGGGCAAACCTTGGAAGGTCCAGATGCCCGCGCACTACGGCTACATCAAGCGGTCAACTGGCGCCGATGGCGACCACGTTGACATCTACATGGGTCCGCACCCGCTCTCGCACCTTGTGTTTGTGGTTGATCAAGTTGATCACAAGTCGCAACGCTTTGATGAGCACAAGGCCATGCTGGGATTTGATAACGCAGCATCGGCCATCGACACTTACGAAAAAGCGTTCTCGGACGGCAAGGGTCATGCTCGTATCGGCGGCGTGATGCAGATGACGGTTGAGCAGTTTAAGAAGTGGCTGAAGTCTGGCGATACAACGAAGAGGCTGACATGACTCCGACTCTTGATGGCTTGGTTCAAAATCTGAAAGATTTGCGGGCGGCTGGTCCAAATCTTGGGTTCGCCATCACGACGCACTGGATGGAAGAAAGCGGCATATCGCTTAAGCAGTTTGTCGATGCAGTTTCTAGCTCGGCTGACTTCGATGCGTTCAGGGTGACGGTCGACGGCATGACGGCAAATATCCTTGTCGAATATCCAGCAGCAGGTTGACCAGATGCGCAAGCGCGATTCACTTCGCCGCTGGAAAGCCCGGTGCATGCTTGGACGCGCGGTGCCCCGCGATGCGATCGTCAATCATCGCCTTCATTTGTGGTTCTGGTTTGAATTGCGTGACGTGATGACTGATTACTATTACGCAAAGGGTCGGCTGTAATGGCGCAAATGCTCCCGTTCAAGAAGCCTCCCACCTCAGACGTGATCGTGATTGATCCACGTGAAACCGACAACGATAACGAAATCACGGCGTCGAAGATCACAGACGAAGGCACGCTTGAAATCGAGACGGATGACGGCGGCGTGGTCATCGACTTCAACCCGCAACGGTTCCAAGCGAAAGAAGACGGCAACTTCGGCTCCAACCTCGTCGACAAGATTGATCCGATGGAACTCTCCCGCATAGGGATGGAGTTGATTCAGGCGATCCAATCGGACGATGAAAGCCGGTCTCAATGGCTTGAAGATCGCGCTCGGGGGATTGATCTGCTTGGGCTCAAGCTCGAACGCCCTTCGTCCGATGTTTCGGCCGACGGCGGCGGGCTCGTCATGTCAAAGGTCCGCGATCCTATTTTGTTGGAAGCCTGCATTCGTTTCATGGCGAACGCATCGGCTGAACTCCTGCCTGCTGCCGGTCCCGTCAAGGTGCGCAACGATGGTGGTGAATCGACCGATGCTGACAAACTAGCAGAGACGCTTGAACGGGACATGAACGCGTATCTGACCACGACGGAAAGCAGCTACTATCCCGACACGAAGCGCATGCTGTTGATGACCGGGTTCGGCGGCTCTGGGTTCAAGAAAGTCTACCACGACCCGATCAAGAACCGCCCGGTCTCGGTTGCCATCGACGCTAAGGATCTGATCGTCTCGAACAACGCGATTGACCTCGCATCGGCCTCGCGCGTCACGCATCAACTGCGCATGCGCAAGAGCGTGCTCAAGCGCATGCAAATCCTCGGGGTGTACCGCAATATCGACCTTCACACCCCAACGCCAACTAAAAGCGTCGTCGACCAGAAGATGAGCGACGTGACCGGCGTTCGCGAGAATGCAGATCGGCCAGAAGACAACGACTATGAGATTTACGAGTGCTATTGCGAACTCGACATCGAAGGGCTTGAGCACTCGGACAAGAAAGGCGATCCGACAGGCTTGCCGCTCCCCTACCGCGTGACGATCGAAAAGTCATCGATGCAGGTGCTTGAGATCACGCGCAATTGGTCTGAAGAAGACGATGAATTCCCGGTCGCGAAAAAGGTCTTCGTAAAGTACGGCTACATCGAAGGCTTTGGGTTTTACGGGATTGGCCTGCTCCACATCCTCGGCAACATGGCAACGGCGATCACGGCTGGTATTCGTGAGATGCTGGACGCTGGGATGCTCGCGAACTTTCCCGGCTTCATCTATTTGCAAACCGCTGGCGGTAAGCAGATGACGAACAACTTCCGCGTTCCTGCCGGTGGCGGCGCGGCGTTCCAAGGCAACTCGCAACAAAAGCTGCAAGATCAGATCATGGCGCTTCCTTACAAGGAGGCTGGCCCTGCAATGCAACAGCTCGTGGCCTCGCTCCGGGAAGTTGGTCAACGCGTGGGTGGAACGGCTGAAGTCGGCGTAGGCGAAGGTAAGCAGAACGCGCCGGTCGGGACCACGCTTGCCCTGATCGAACAGGCAACCAAAGTCGAAGGCTCGGTTCACAAGGGTCTGCATCAATCGCAGTCAGAAGAACTGCGCCTCTTCAAAGACCTGTTCTCCGAAGATCCTGAATCGCTGTGGCGTTACAACAAGAAGCTGACGGGGCAGTGGGACGAAGCCAAACTTCGCCAAGCGCTTGAAGATCATGACTTGGTTCCATGCGCCGATCCCAACACTCCATCCCACATGCATCGTCTCATGAAGCTCCAGGGCCTTAAGACGTTGCAGGGTGCAAACCCGCAACTGTACGATGCTAAGGCCGTCGATACCGCGGCGCTTGAGATGATGGGCTTTGACAACCCGGCACAGTTCTTCGCGCCTCCGCAGGCACCGGCTGAAACTCCGATCGATCCGAACATGGCGATCATCGCGGCCAAGACTGAAACCGAAAAGATGAAGATCATCACGACGTCGAAAGACAAGGCGGCGGATCGTGAATCGAAGCTCCTAATTGAAAAGCTCAAGCTGGCTGGAAACCTCGCGGTGCATCCGACCAGCCAGGGCATTGTGTCCGATACCCTTGGAATTCCCCTAGGCCAGCCGCAAACTGGTCTTCCCCCTGGCCCTGGAGTGCATTGACGATGAAAGACATGAAGGCTCAAGCCGCGAAGATGCGTGCGGCGAAGATTGCGAAGTATGGCAGCAACGTCTCTCCCGGCGCCGTTGTCGGCTCCAAGCCGTCGGATATGGACGGAGACGAAGGTTCCATGATGCCGATGCGAGCATCTGGCGGGGCCGTAGACGGCGAAGCGGCTAAGTCCCGGATGGATCGCCCTGCTCGGGCGTCTGGCGGTCAGGTGAACGGGAAATCGAAGGGAAAAGGCGGTAAGACCGTCGTCAACGTGGTTATCGCTCCCCATGATGGCGAGAAGTCGGCACCGATGCCAGTCCCGATGCCAATGGCTGGTCCTCCGATGCCACCCCCTGCACCTCCCAAGCCTCCGATGATGGCACCCCCTGGCGCTCCGCCGATGGCAGGTGGTCCCCCGATGATGCACGCCAAGGGCGGACGGGTTGCGGCTCGGGCCTCGGGTGGTCGGATGACGGCGGGCGCCGGTTCGGGTGAAGGTCGGCTTGAAAAGATCGACAAGAAGTAATGCACGCGCTTGATCTGCGGTTTCAAAAGCTCCTGATGAAGCAGTTGATTGAGCAGGAACAAGCCCGCGTCGACGAGATCGCTAGCGGGGCCTGTTCAGACCTCGCTAGCTATCGGTCTCAGTGTGGGTATGTGCAGGCGTTACGGGATGTAATGGGCTGGACTGAGGATATTCGGAAGGCTCTCGACGAGTCCGGCTAAGTCCAAACCAATTCAAATTTCGTGATCGTGTGTACCTCTCATCCGCGCCGGATGTGGGGATATAACCTATGAAAAACGAGGTTTCTATGACGTCTCTCGCTATCAAGCGTGAAATCATCGCAAATTCGGTTGATCCAAAAGCGGCCCTGCTGGACGCAATTGGTCAAGACACGATCGACAACTACGACCTGTTTGAAGACGATTTGCTGGTGGCAACTTACGTGCCCCCGGCCAAGATCGGCTCCATCATCATTCCTGGCAAGTCCCAGGAGGAAAACCGCTTCCAGGGCAAATGCGGGCTGATCCTCAAGATGGGTCCAACGGCATTCAAGTACAATCGCTCGCAAGAATACGCATTTGAAGGCAAGAAACCGGAAGTCGGCCAGTGGGCCGTGCTTCGGTTCTCGGATGCGTGGGAAGTCGGCTTGAAAGGCGTTTCCTGCCGGATCGTTCGTGCCAACCAGATCCGCGGCATCGTCGCTGATCCTTCTGTGATGTGGTGAGCGCGATGGATGAAGATTTTGTAGTTGAGCTATCGGCAGACGATGCCGAAGCCATGACGTCGGCCATCGAATCCTCGATGCGTGAACCGCTTCCGGTCAAGCGGGAAGCCAAACCCCGTGCCGAACGCACCGAAAAGCCTGCCAAGGTCGACGAAAGCGCATCGTTGCGCGAACGTCTCCGGGCGGCTGAAGCCAAAGCGGCCGAAGAACGCAGCAAGCGGCTGGCGCTTGAAAACACGGTCGTCACGAACAACGCGCGACTCGCCCATGCGGATGTTCACATCGTCGACAATCAAGCGGCATTGGTCGACGGCGCTCTTGCCAAGGCCAAAGCCGACGCTGAACAAGCAAAGGCCGCACACAAGGCGGCGCTTGAATCTGGCGATTACGAAGCGGCAACCGCTGCCATGCAGGCAATGACCGATACGTCGATTGCCCTGCGTGATCTGAACGAAGGTAAGCAGGCTCTTGCCGAACGCCAGCGCGAAACCCGCGACAAAGCCAAGTCTGCTGCAGAAGCCAAGCCGACAGAAGTCGCCGACCCGTTTGAAAAGTACGTGTCGCAGTTCGGCCCTCGTGAACAGGAATGGCTTCGTGCTCATCCTGAAGCCGTGAACACGCCGCGCCTCAACAAAAAGGTGCTGTGGGCACACGACGAAGCGGTGGAACAGAAGATCAAACCGGGAACCGACGAGTATTTCGCGTTCCTCGACAAGACGATGGGCTACGACGCCAAGACCGAAGCAGAAACGGACGACGAAAACGACGATCCAACTCATGAGGAATCGAACGTGGGTGAAGATGAAGTCGTCGTTGATACGGCCAAACCAAAGCCGGTCGCAGCTCAACCGGCCAAGAAAGTCGCGGCACCGGTCAGCCGGGATACGAACGTCGTGACGCGGCAAGAGGACGGCAAGTATCAAGTCCGCCTGACGGCTGAACAGAAGCAATTTGCGATTGATCTTGGCATGTCGCCGACGGCCTACGCCAAGCAACTCGTTCGCATCAAGTCCAATGAAAAGACGGGCGCTGGTCCGGTCTTCACAGCAAATATGCAAAGGTAATCACCCATGACCGAAACAACTGAAGTTCCTGCCGCTCGGGTGAAAGCTGGCCGCACCCCGGCTCGTGCGCCTGCCCGTGAAGCCGTTCGTGAGGCTCGTCCCGTGGCCGATGAAGACGACGAAGGCGATGCCGCTCCTGTTGCCCGTAAGCGTTCGGGCATGCTGGAAGTGCGTCATCCTCTGACGGGTGAAATCCTGACGCGTGATGTCGTCACGTCGAATGCGTCGCCCTACGACATTCCCCGGCATCTTTGGCCGCAAGGCATGATCTACGAATGGAAGCGTGCCAGTGTCTATGGCCAAGAAGACAAGGCAAACATCCTTGCGCTTGAGCGCAACGGTTGGCGCAAGGTGCCGGCCGATCGTCATCCTGATCGGTCGTGCGAATTGGACGGGCTTGTTCTCATGGAATGTCCCGAACAGTTCGTGAAGGCGTCTCAGGACTATGAGCGGTCGATTGCCAGACAGGAACTCAAGGGCAAGGAAGCTCCGCTGAATCTGCCGGGCGGGTTCGACGATCGTGCCGACAATGCCCGCAAGGTTCAGTTTACCCGTCGCGGTGCGCCTGAAGTCACCGATTCGTCGCTGCGTCCGTCGCGGTCTTACTCGCTGGACGAATAAACCAACCTTATCAACCTTATCGGAAAATTCATAAGGTTGATAAGATTACTCAATTTGCAATCAGGCTGGGGCAACCCGGCCTGATTGCCGTTTCCATTTCGCCGACGCGCGGTCGGCGAATATCTCACGGCGATCCGGCACGCGTTCGGGGCAGCCATCCTCTCCAAATAGAAGGAAAGCCACATGGCTAATACCCTCGCGCCCTTTGGGTTCGATAACTACAGCGGTGCTGACGGCGCTCCGCCAACCTACGGCATGATCGTCGCGAAAGTTGCATCCAACAACACCACGAAGATCTTCAACGGCGATCCGGTCAAGCGTCTGTCGACGGGCTATGTGGCTCAGTGGACGGCATCGACGGCTGTGTCGCAGCTCGCAGGGATCTTCGTCTCCTGCAAATACTTCAGCGTCTCTCAGGGTCAGGTTGTGAACAACAACTTCTGGCCGGGTGCTGATGCCTCCGGTGATGTCACCGTTTACCTCGCGCCTTGCCTGCTTTCGCCGGCTCCTGCCTTTAAGGTCCAGGTCTCTGGTTCGACCCAGATCGCTTTCGCCGATATCGGGCAGAACATCGACGTTGCACTCGGCACCGGCAATACACTTAGCGGTCGATCTGGCGCCACCGTCGACTTTGCCACGCTCGGCGCTACGGCAACGTTGCCTTTCGTCATTGTTGGTCTCGGCTCGGACATCCTGCCTTCTGGCGTGAATGGCACCGACAATACCGCTGTCAACAATATCGTTCTCGTGAAGGCCAACGTCAACGGCGTGACCGGCATCTAACAACAGGTAGGAGACTAACCACATGGCTATTGCACTCGGTCAAATCCGTGACCTCCTGTTGCCGGGACTCATGGACGTTACGGGAGAGTATAAGGATCTCCCCAATTTCTACGGACAGGTGTTTAAAAAGCACAAGTCCAATCTCCAGATCGAAAAGACGGTTAGCGTTCGCTACCAGTCCCTCCCCGATCTGAAGACGGAAGGCGGCGCCACCTCGTTCGACAACAACTCTGGCGAACGCTTCAAGTGGAGCATGGAACCGCTGGAAGTTGGCCGCGGTTACGCGATCACCCGCAAGGCGATCGACGACAACATCTACAAGACTCAGTTCAAGCCGACGGCTCTGGGTCTTTCGAAGGCGTTCAACCAGTTCAAGGAACGTCAGGCCGCCGCGATCTTCAACAACGCGACGACCTACGATACCAACCTTGGTGGCGACGGCGTGGCTCTGCTCTCAACCTCGCATCCCTACGATGGTGGCGTCTGGGGCAATCGTCCTTCTGTCGACCTCGACCTTAACGAAGGGTCACTGTTGGATGGCATGACGGCTGTTCGTCAGAACTTCGTCGACGAAGCCGGGTTGAAGATCTATGCCCGTGCTGAAACCCTCGTCGTTCCGTTGCAGCTTGAAAAGGTGGCTATCCGCCTGCTCAAGAGCGAACTGCGTCCTGGCACGGCGAACAACGACGTTAATGCGATCCAGTCGCTATCGGGCGGTATCACCAAGTTCATCGCTTGGGATTACCTCACGAACCAGCGCGCTTGGTATCTCAAGACGTCGATCGACGGGTTCATTCACCTCGAACGCGTTCCCTACGAAACCGACATGCAGGTCGACTTCGTCACCGACAACCTGCTCGTCAAAGGCTACGAGCGCTTTGGGTTCTTCTACAACGACCCGCGCGCTCTCTACGGCGCGATTCCCAGCTCGTAACCCTAGGAGGGCAATTCATGACGATCAGTGCTCTCACTGGGCCGATTTTGGCCGTTCGAGAAAATCCAACCGGGACGGCTCCCGGTTCCAATCCGCAATCTGGTCCCAGCATGTTCGATGCTGGGCTCGGGCTCTTGGACTTCCGCACGCCATTCACCTATCTTGAAGGCGCTGGCGAACAGGTCAAGTGCTATGGTTTCTTGGGCGGTAGCTACTGCGCTATCGACCAAGTGCCATCGGCTATCGCGGACAACAACATTGCAGCCAGCCAATCCCCGGCCGCTGCGGCCCTAACGCTTGTTTCGACAACGGCGGCGGGGATCACGGTTGGCGTGTCTGTCTACTCGCCAACGTCGAATGCTCAAGTCACTGGTCTTCTGGCCATTGACGGTGCGTTTGGTGCGCTCGCATCCGGGACGGCTGGTACGATCAACATTTACGATCCGACCAAGGCGATTTCTCGGGCTGTGCGTATCACGTCGGGCGGCAACGACAGCGGCATCACGTTCTTGGTCGTAGGTTACGATCTTTACGGATACCGCATGACCGAAACCATCACCGGGGCAAACGCTGGTATCGCAACGGGCAAGAAAGCGTTCAAGTACATTCAGTCGATCACGCCGAGCGGTGCTGCGGCGGGAACAGTGAAGGTTGGGACGGCCGACATCATCGGCTTTCCTATCCGCGCTGATTTCTTCGCGTACACGGGCATCACGTACAACAACACGGTCATTATTGCATCGACGGGATTCACCGGTGCTGTAACGACCAGCCCGGCGACAACGACGACGGGTGACGTTCGCGGCACCTATGCGTTGCAGTCTGCGTCTGACGGGACGAAGCGTATCCAAGTGTTCATCATTCCGTCCCCGGCTGTGATGATCAATACGACCAACTCGTCGACGTTCACTGGCCCGTATGGCGTGACGCAGGTTTAACCTCAACTCGTAAAAGGATGCACGCTATGGCGGCACGTATGGCGAAGAAGAAAGCTGAGCCCGGTTCGGTGATCCCGAACGTGGGCAACGACAAAGAAGACGGTCCTGAAATGGATGCCGGTGGCAACCCCAAGGTCAAGGCCGAAGCGAAAAAGCGCGCTGCGGGTGGTCCGGTCGACGGCGAGGCTGCAAAGTCGCGCATGGATCGTCCGTGCCGCAAGTCGGGTGGCCGGGTTGGCGGGTCTGGATCGGATAAGTCGCCGATGTCGGACAAGTCGTCGACCTCGCCGTTTACCTCGGCGGGTAAGTGCTGATCTAAAACATCGGCAGACTAAATCAGGCGGGGCCTTCACGGTCCCGCCTTTTTCTTTTTCAAACGCCATAGGGTGGGCACTCGAATGAATCCAATCGTCGTCACGGTCGGCCCACTCGCTTCGGCTAGTGCCAATAACATTGCCACGTCTCAGAAGATGGGCGGGGCGTTTAATTTGACGCTCAACGGGACGCTTGGGTCTGGATTTTCAGCGACGAACATTGCGACGGCTCAAGCCGTCGGCAGCGCGACGACGCTCACTCTCAATGGATCGCTTGCGGTCGCAGGATCTACGAACATCAACGGATTGACGACGCCACGGGCGGCGTATCTTGACCCTGCGGCGCGTGTCACGATCACAAGCGTTGGCAACGACTCGGGCATCACGTTCGCTGTGGCGGGGATCGGCGTCGACGGCGAAAGTTCCGAAACTGAAACGGTCACGGGTGCCAACGCTTCCACGGTGTCGACCACGAAATTGTTCCGTCGTATTTTCTCCATCACATCGTCGGGCGCAGCGGCCGGCAACGTGTCGGCCGGAACCAACGGGTATGTCGCGACGCTGGACAAGCCGCGCCGCGTGCTGATCACGTCGGCAGGCAACGATAGTGGCATCACGTGGACGATCACTGGCACGGATTGGAACAACGCGCCGATCTCGGAAGTCCTAACGGGCGGGAACACGGCAGCGGTTGCCTCGCTGCTTGATTATGCGACAGTTGCTGGCATCAAAGCCTCTGCCGCTGCGGCATCGACTGTCACGGTTGGGACCAATGGCGTCGCAGGATCTCGGCCGATCGGCCTGGATCAAATGGGTCTTTCGCCGACGGCGCTGCAAGTGACGGTGAGCGGAACCGTCAACTATACCGTCCAGCAAACGTTGGATGATCCCAATCGCGTTGGTCTTTCAAGCGTTGCGTGGGTCAACCATCCTGACTCGGCGCTCGTTGCCGCAACGGGGACGGTCCAGGGCAACTATGCGTATCAACCCCAACTCACGCGTATCGTTCTGAACTCTGGAACCGGCACGTTGACATACACGGTCATCCAATCCGGCAACATCCGATACTAAGGGGTCGCTATGTCAGGGTTGACCATATCGACGGGATTGAGGTTTGGGTCTGGTTTGCAATTCCAACCCAAAATTGGAACGGCAACGCTTCAAGTCTCGGCGTTCAGCGCGTCGGGCGGCACCATCACGCAATCGGGTGGATTTACGATCCACACATTCACAACCAGCGGTTCATTTGTCGTCTCGTCTGGGTCTGTTCTTGGGGATGTTCTCACGGTTGCTGGCGGCGGCGCTGGCGGGTCTCTGGTGGGCGGCGGTGGTGGTGGCGGCGGCGTTGTGGCCACACCTTCAGTTGCGCTTTCCTCTGGCGCCTACACCGTTACGGTTGGGAACGGTGGGGCATCAGTCGTCGGGTTTGGCGTCGTTGGAAATCGAGGCCAAGATAGTTCTGTCAGTGGGCTTGGATTAACGACGGCGGTCGGCGGTGGCGGTGGCGGGGCGTTTGACAACTTGGCGCCGACAACGGGTGGGTCCGGGGGCGGGGG